CTTGCGCGACGAGATCACAAGCGGGAGTTCCCGTTGTATCTGTCCCAAGTGCGACGGCGGTTCGGGGAAAGAGCGGTCGTTAGACGTGCGCCAAGAAGAAACCGGCGTCATGCGTCTAAAATGTTTTCGCAGTTCTTGCGAGTGGTACGGCATTACGATCACCGACAAGAACGCGCAAATCCAGTCTAAAAGCATGAAGCAAGGGCGCGTGTTTCGCGACCCGATTGTTCCCATCGTGGGAGCTATGGAACAGCGGCTAGTATTAGACTACGGTCTAATTCAAGACGGCTACCGGGAGCATCGGTGGGGAATGAACGAACGAGGCGACCAGTTGGTCATGCCTATACTAGACCCGTACGGAAACGAACGCGGACATGTGACCCGCACATTCGAAAGTCCGAAGCGGTGCTACACTTTCAAGGCTACGGCGCAGCCGTGGTTAGACCACTGGAACGTAGGGGCAGACCATACGGTAATCGTAGAAGACTGTCTATCCGCGTGTCGCGTTGCACAGCTTGGCTACCATGCCATCTGTCTACTCGGCACGTCGATCAGCGTTCCGCAAGCGCAAGAGATTGCGAGGACTGCAAACGGGCTGGTGACGTTGGCATTAGACAATGACGCGTTTCTGAAATCGCTCAGTCTGGTGCAGCGACATTCGCATATCGTGCAGATGCGTCCGATACTTCTGACCGAGGACTTGAAGAACATGGAAGAAGACGAAGACATTTTGAAACTACTCGGGGGCGAGGTCTAATGGACGAAACAAACCTGTTAGCCGCTCTCTTTAGACAGCGAGGAAGCTATGAAAATCTCTTACGAGTTGGTATGGAATCGAACGATTTCTCCGAAGCAGGCAAGTTTGTCGTCACTGCGATTGGTGAGCAGTACAAGAGAGACGAACATTGTTACGCAGCTTCGGTGGACGTTCTACGTTCTCAAGCAGAGCGGCGCTTCGGGAAGGGTTCTATGGCAGATTCGATTATGGATTTTGTCTCAACTTTTCCGGACGATGTTAGCGGGGTCAACACGGTCGAAGAATATCGACTGCTACGTCTCGCGCGCTGCTCTACCACACTGGCAACTTTGCTGGCAACCGGACAGCACGGCGACGAAACCGCGACCCTACTAGACAAGTACAAACGACTTTCGTCCGGCGAGGAAGGCGACGAGTTCAAACCGCGTTTAGACGCAGAGGATTTCGAAGATGATGAATCACAGCGAATCAAAATTTCGCCGACTAGCCTTAACAGCTATATCGGTGGTGGCGTGCTTCGCGGCCACAATATCACTGTCTATGGTCGCCCCGACTCGGGCAAATCTTTATTTGCGATCAATCAGGCGGCATACGCTTGTAAACAAGGATACCGGGTTCTGTATGTTGCAAACGAGGAACCTGCTGCTGACATTACCCGGCGACTGCTCTCGCGACTGGCAGGAATCGACATTGAAAAGTTACGAATGCGGGAGAATCTTCTCCGCGCTCTAGACAAGGCAGGTGAACCGTATGAAAACTGGTATTTGTTTCATCGAGCTGGCGTTACTGCTCGTGACATATCTCGCCAAGCGGCGCGCATCAAACCGGACTTCCTGATCGTCGATCAGTTGAAGAACGTTGCGACTAACGCGGACAACCGAGCGTTGCAGTTAGACACACTCGCTAGACAGGTGCGCGAGCTTGGCATCGAACACGAGTGCGTCACCATGAGTGTGACACAGGCCGGTGAGTCTGCGCACATGAAGTTGAACCTGCAAATGAACGACGTCGAATGGTCTAACACCGGCATCCCCGGTGCTGCGGACCTAATGATCGGCATTGGACTAGACGAGGAATATCTTGCGACGGACAAACGCATGCTGAGTGTGCCGAAGAATAAAGTCAACGGCAAGCACGGCGCGTTCCCGGTATGGATAGACCCACAACGGACAGCGTTCCTGTCTAAGAAGCGAGGTAAGACGTAATGTTAGACGGAGTGCAAACGAAAACTTGTTACTGCGCTATCGGCGCTGGCGGGAAACCGTGCGTCGACCGAGCGTACTGCGACGAGCATCGCGACCGCAAGTTCGCCGAGCGGGTTGCGGCGGTGCGGAAGCCCGACGAGTACGGTAACGACGGACGCTGCCGGTTTAACTGCCGGACGGCGAAAGAGAGTTTTGTAGCCGGGTATCTTGCTTGCATGGCGAACGAGTACCCGAACAACAATTACACGGAAGCAGGCTTGTTAGACGAAGCGGAGGGTGAGTATCGTGAGTGGAAAAGGCGACAAGCGAAGACCGACTAAAGTAGACAAGGCCGAAGCGGACGCGAATTGGGACCGCATCTTCGGCAAGGAAAAGTGGACCGCGTGCGCCGAGTGCGGCGAGGAAATCATACAGGCCCGTGTGGGCGACGAATCATTCGATTACTGCGAGTGGTGCGAACAAATTGTAGAAGGCAACACAACGGAGTTACACAGATGATTAAAGCAACAGCGTTAGACGGTATCAAACTCGTAGACGAGAATTACATCGCCACCGACGGCGAAGTAGAAGCCGCGCTCGAACAGGCGTTCCAACAGGGTTCGCAAGGTTGGGGCGTTAGACAGGATCAGGGCGTACTGCTCCGCATGGCTCGCGACTTGAAGCTCGCGCTTGGCCTCGCGCAAGATACGACCGAGACAACCAACAAGCTGAAAGGCTTGCAACTTGAAAACGGGCGTCTAAAGAAAAAGATTACCGTCATGGAAGGGTTAGACGCGGCGAAGGACCGACAGATCGCAGAACTTCAGGCTAAAGGGGTTGACAGCTAGGCAAAAACGTGCTATCATTTCTATAGGAGGGCGGTATTATGCGCCATTTACTGATTTTGTTGTGTGTTCTGTCGTTAAGCTCGTGTGTGATGTACGATGCATGGGACTTCTGCGACTCAGTCGAGAGGGGCGAGCTTCGGTTCGTTTATCCTGACGAGTCGCGGAGTCCCATAGCGGACGAGATCGAGGTCACACGTACGCACTTGCCGACGAAGTGCAGACCTTTCTATAATGACGGCACAGGCCGGTGGGCTGAGTGCATGGGAGTTGGACCGAAGTGATCATCTTTGATGTAGAAACGACGAACCTAGAGTACGGTGACGCGGGGAATCCCGAGAACCGGATCATCATGGTTGCGTGGTGCATCAAAGGTGGTGAGATCAAGCGGCACTACGGCGACATTATGGAGTGCGCCGAGTTCTGGAAAGATTTAGACAGTCAGGAAAACGCCTGTGCCTTCAACGCTAAGTTCGAGATCAAGTGGCTTAAACGTTTGGGATACGACGTCGACCGTCTAAAGTGGCATGACCCGATGCTAGCCGAGAAGGTTCTACTCGGCAACGACCAGAAGCCGATGAACCTCGGCGACATGTGTGCGCGGTACGGGTTCGACGTGAAAGACGGCATGATAGACACGATGATGAAGAACGGGATATGCCCGTCCGACATGCCGCAAAAGCGTCTAATGGCCCGCTGCGTTCGCGACGTGCGAACAACGCGGGAGTTGTGGCGAAAGCAGGTGAAGCAGCTTAGACAGCAAGAGCAGATTCACCTTTATCGAAACCGTTGCGACTTTGCGGTCGTGCTTGCGCACATCGAGTCGGAAGGGATGCACCTAGACAAAGATAAAGTCTACGCGCAGTTTGAGAGGTACAGCAAGCAGTTCGCAAAGCTTACACAGGAATTGCACGAGATCACGGACGGGATCAATTTGAATTCGTCGGATCAGAAGGCAGCGTTCCTATATGGAAAACTGAAATTTCCTGAAAAGCGCGGAGCGAATAAAAAGCCTCTGAGAAATAAACCGTCTAAGCGCTGGCCTGACGGCAAGCCGAAAACGGACAAGAATACTATGGTGTGGCTCATGGGTCAGGCCGAGACAGCGGAGCAGAAAGCGTTCGTGTCTAAACAGATGGAATACAGCAAGGCAAACGCTGCGCTTACGAAGAACTTGGAGTTCTTCAAGGGCGTGGTCGACGAACGGGGGGGTTGGTTTAGAGCGCAATTCAATCAAACGGTTGCGGCAACTCACCGTCTAACGTCCTCTGGCATGCCGATACAGTTCGAACAGTTTCCGAAGCCGAAATCAGTCCAGTTTCAAAACATGCCTCGGGAATTCAAGAGTTGTTTCGACGCGCCGGATGGCTACATGATAGCAGAGATTGATGCTATGCAGTTGGAGTTTCGCGTCGCGGCCTTCTTAGGACAAGACACGCAGGCAATGGCCGACATTGCAGACCCGGATTTTGACGCGCACTGCCGCACGGCATCAGTAATGCAGGAGGTTAACTACGATGAATTCCTGAGTAAATACAGGGCTGGTTCCAAGCAGCATAAACAATGGAGACAAGAGGGAAAGCCCGACACGTTCAAGCCGCTTTACGGTGGAACGAAGGGAACGCCAGCGCAGGAACGCTACTATAAAGCGTTTGCCGAACGATACAAAGGCGTTGCACAAGAGCAAGAGAACTGGCTCGCAGAAGTGTTAGCATCAGGCGAATTAAGGACCGCTTGGGGAATGCGTTTCAAATGGGACGTCTATGTCAACAGTCGTGGCATGGCGATGAACAAAAAGACGCACAAACCAGTTGGGCCGCAGGTATTCAATTACCCGGTTCAAAATCTGGCAACGGCTGAGATCGTTCCCATTGCGATCACGTCGTTGTATAAGATGACGAAAGAGGCAGGGTTAGACGTGGTGTTCGTGAACACGATTCACGACAGCATCATTGTCTACATCAGGGATGACAAGAAGACATTGCAAGCGTTTCGCAAGCTTGCAGAGCAGGCATTTACGACGTGCGTGTACGATCACCTTCGGGTATTGTACGGCGTCGAGTTCAATGTCCCGCTCGGGATGGAAATGATTGTCGGCTCGCACTGGAATACGGGCGACGAAACTAAATTTGACGACGTTGATAACTGGAAAGAGGAAGCAGCATGAGCAAAGCGAAAGGCACAGTAACGGGATGCGGGAAGGGCAAGTTCTCTTACTTCATTACGTTAGACAGCAAGGAAGGTTTCTACTTCAACACGAAGTACGAACCGAAATGCGGCAAGGGCGACGTTGTCGGCATCGAGTTCGAGCAGAAAGCTGCGAACCGGGGCAACGTTAAGAAGGTTGTCGTGCTGGAAAAGAACAGCAACGGCTACGAAGACACGTCTAACAGCGGCGGCGGAAGTTATTCCGGCGGCGGTTCGGGCGGCGGGTCTGGCGGTGGCACCGATAGACAGGACAGCATTGTGTGGCAATCGTCACGTAAAGATGCGATCCAGTTGGCGGGCATTCTCGTTAGCAGCGAGAGCATCAAACTGCCGAAGGCACCGGATGCCCGACGTACGATCATCGAAGCGCTGATCGGAGAGACTACCGTTGCGTACTTCGCAGACGCGTCGAACCCGAAAGCGTCTAAGACGTACACGGAAGCCGCAGGTATCGAAGAAGATGCGGAAGGAACGCCGGAGAAAGAGGAAGAATCTTGGGACGAACCCGAGAAGAAAGACGACGACGGCGGTTGGGACGAGTGGGACGATTGAGAGAGGGAGAACAAGCATGACAGAGTTTACTAAAGAACGGGCAGTAGAGGCTATACGCGCCTATGCTGTGAGCATAGACAGACCGTTTCTTATCGAAGACGCGGTTAGCGTTGCCTACAACAACGGCAGTCTAACGCCCCCGCCTGATGGACGGATTTGGGGCGGCGTTACGAAGTCTGCTGAAAAGCAGGGGTTCATTCGCAAGACTGGCGAAACTGCACCGGCTACAACGTCTAATAGCAGCATCAAGCCGTTGTGGATTCGGGCGGAGGCCGCGTAAAGAGTACCCTTAGTGTGGGGCGGCTTAGACAGCGCCCCCGCTATTTAGCTTGTTTTGATGGTGGTACGACGGGCTTGATCCCTCGTCGGTTAGCGTGTACGAGCCAAGAGCGCCCGCAGAGCGGGGTCGT